GTGGTGTTCGTACCGGAGGCGCCGGATCGTCAGACTCAGGTGATCATCCGCGAAAGAAACGCGATGAACGCACGTACTAACATCCAAATCATCAACGGGCCGGACGGAGCGCCGGCCTTTGTGGTGATCCCCTACGCGGACTATATGGCGCAGCATGAAGAAGAGCGCGACCTGATTTCGCATGCAGTCGCCAGCGCGACAGTCGACGGGGCGACGCCGCTGCGCGCATGGCGCGAATATTTGAAACTGACGCAGGCGGAAGTCGCAGCGCGACTCGACGTCAGCCAGTCCGCCTACGCGCAGCAGGAGCGGACCGAGAAGCTGCGCAAGTCGACGCGCGAGAAGATCGCCGCCGCGCTCGGCATCACGGCCGCGCAGCTCGACGTCTGACGAGCAGTCGGCCAGCAGTAAAACGCCGCTAGGCACTTCGGTGCCGGCGGCTTTTTTTCGCCCATGCCCTGTGCACGGCAGCGGTCAGTTCAGGCGCCCTCAGAGCGGCCGGTCGCGTGGATGGGAATTCGCCTGGTGCGTCGATATGCGGCAGGCCCGTGGCGAGGCTGTTGAGGCGCGCACGGGCCCCTTCGCTGGCGCGGGTCCGGCGCTGACGAGGCTGGCGCGGACCCGGCGCGCGCAGTTGGTGCCCCCGCCCCACCTGCCCGCAAAATCGAGCGGTTTTTAGGCACACATGCACTGGCCGGCCCAGCCCGCCCAGCACGGGGCGCGCGGCGATCGACGGGCCGTTTCTCCTATGCACTTTTATGCGCCTTGGTTATGCAGTCTCGGCGTTTTCGGCCGTCCCGGGGGCGTTCGGCCGTGCATAATGACCTCTCACGCGACTTCGGCATCGTGCGGTCAGGTGCCCGGAAGGCCCTGCTGATGAAGGCCCGCCCCCCGAGTGCCTGCTGGCCGCGCGAGCGGTGTACGGGGAAAGTCGAAGGCCGCGTGATTACGCGAACGTCGGACAACACGAGGGTTGCATGACGAACGAAGGCGATTCGAGTCCTGAGCAGGACGATTATGAGAAAGGCGTTGTGGCACTCATGGAAGCGCTCGGATTGCCAGCCGGCTTCTACCGGTCGATATACGAAGAGCGTGATTGGTCGTTCGTGATTCAACTGCACGCGCTCATTGAAACCGCATTGATGCATGCGATCGAGAAAAAGGCCGGAGAAGAACTTGCGTCAATCTTCGCCCGGATGCCTATGAACGGCCCGACAGGAAAGGTCGCGGTTGCGACCAAGCTGGGGTTGTTGGACTACTCGGACGCGACCGCCTTTCTCAACGTCCTCAGTCAGATGCGAAATGTGTGCGCGCATGGGATTCGTAACGCGGTCAATTTCACGATCGATGGCTGGCTAGAAAGTCACGAGCATCGGGATCGGATCGTCACTGACTTATGCGGCGGCCGCGGCGCGGCCTCAGAGATCATCACGCTGGGTGGCAAGGCTGTCCAACGCGGCGCATTCGCGCGCCAGAATCCCAAGATCGTGTTGTATTGGCTAGGCGGCATGCTCGTCGGCCAACTGTATGAGGTGGCACGGCTGGCCGCAATGGAGCAGGAGAAAGCTGAGACTCTGGAAAGGTTGTGGCAGCTTCAGCGGCAGCAGGATGCTCTCATGAAGCCGATTGGCCTGTTTCAACTCCTCGGACAAATGGCGGAGCCAACCGATGGGGCCGATAACTTGGGGGAGGGGCGAGTTCCGGCGCGGCCGGCCAAATCGCTAGGCGAAGGCCATGAATCGGCCGATCAATAGTCGGTCGAGCGTGTCTAGAACGGCGCGGCAAACCGATATGCCTCGCTTCTGGTGTGCAGCTAAATTGCAGCTTGGATGAGCTGGATTGACCTTGTGCAGCCTTGGTTTTGCAGTTTGCGAGTTGTGTAAGGCTTTGATTTAACAGGAAGTGTTGCGCGCCGGTAAAGCTCCGAAGGCAGGGGTTGCTGGTTCGATCCCAGCCGGGCGCGCCAAGCCTAGTAAGGCTCTCAGCAGTTTTATTCCTCGAATTGATTTTCCGCCATGCTCCGCTAGGGCAGCATGAGGGCAAAACCTGCTGTGGGGTGGTGCTCGATATGGCATCAGCTAAGGCAGCCGGAAACTTGGCGCAAAGCTAATAACGACGGGACTGACGGGCTAATCGACCGCGCGAGCCAGTTTGGCACCGATTGTGCGAAGATCGAGCAAGTCTGAGCAGGTTTTGCACAGAACTTGGCACCATTCGAGCACCCCGTCACTTTTTCCCCATGACGGCCCGATATAGGCGCTCCAATTCATCGTCGCCCAGCTCGATCATCGATCCCTTACCGAACGTGCGCTGCATATAGCCGCGTCGCCAAGTCTCAAGTTCTAGCGCCTTACATCGAGTGTGGATTGCCTTTATCCGCATATTTCGCCAGTCCGGCAGCTTTTTAGGCGCGGACGCCATGCCGAGAAGAATCGCGCGCTGCTTCAGCATGTACTTCAGCGCCTTTTGGAAGCCTTCGGCCGGAATCTCGTGATACGTGTTCACGTTCATGTGCTTGTTGAGTCCGTACATGACGCTCTGCGGTGTCTTCGGCTTCTTTTTAACCTCCGACGCCTTGACGATGTCGTCCCGGAGATCGAGCAGCTGCCGCTTCTGCCCCGCATCGACCACGCCTACGCCAGTCTGCACAACAACTGAAGGAGGTGCGACCTTCTCGATACGGTATATGTTGTGGATGTCGCCGCCCGCCACTTGGCCGGCGCTTCCGCTGACGACAATATTGCGTGCGGGTCTCGTTCCTCGTTGTTTAACTGCGGGTTGCCCTTCGGGTTGCGAGGATTCCACACTCGTTCCGCTGACCATCAATTTCGCAGCTATGTCTCTGATTTTGTTCTTGTCTTCCATCTACACCCCTACATCAGTGGCTTGAAACAAGTTCCATGAGCCGCGCTACATAAGCCGTAGCTTCTGTTTCTGCCTTTTCGATGAGGAAATACTGGTACACCAAGGCACCAAGCTTTCCGCGCGTTTCCGGAGGCAGCTTTAACCGGCGCTCGCCAGCGATCTTTTCCACTGCGGCCAAGGCCATGCCGAGAGTCTCCCCGTTGACCGCGGAGGTGGACGCTCCCAGGTCGGCGACAAGCATCGGTCCCTTGCCCGTTAGAAGCCAGTTAATGTTCAGTCCGTTCTGCGCCAGTCCAGTAAGCAACCTGCTGTTCGGTGCCGTCCGACCGACCTCGTTATCCTGAATTCCGCGCTTCGTTCCGCCGACTAGGTCCGCCAGCCGCTCTTGGGACAGGCGTAAGTGCTCTCGATAAGCACGCAATCTCTCGCCTATTTCGACAGAAATGCGTGTCGCACTTTCAGTCATTCGCTCACCCCAGAAAGCGCGACACGCATGTCGCGCTTTCGCACGCTGCGTCGCACTTCAAAAAAATCAATCAAATCAGCGCGTTACACAAGAGCTGCAGAAAGACGCGCAAAAACGAACGCGCGACACGCAAAATACGTTGAGTGGCACGGTTTTACGTGCTATCGTTCACTCTCATGAGCACGCTAAACATGTCAAAAAAACCAGCCGAGCAGGTTGCCCTGCAAGACTGGCATCGCGCCGACATCAAGGCGGCGCTGGAAAAGGCCGGATGGTCGCTACGGCGACTGTCAATGGCCTACGGGTACGCGCCCGGCGCGTTGAAAAATGCGCTCGACGTACCCTGGCCGAAGGCCGAATCGATCATCGCAGCGACGATCGGCGTACCTCGTCACCTCATTTGGCCGAGCCGCTATCACATCGACGGCACTGCCCGTAGCGGGCGCGGTGAGCGCGGTTTCGGCCGACGCAAACCGGCCGCGTCAACCGAAGGTAAGTCTATCACCCGACCTGATCTGTGCAACGTCAATTGCACGGGAGGCGCTTGACATGTCGGCACGCAAAACCACCCGAAGAACCACTTCCACGCAGATGGAACTCAGCTTTTTTGACGTTCCGCCGACACCGCGCCCCGAAGCCGGCGGTCTCGACGTCGCACTTGCTGTACGCGAGACGCTCGCAGACATGCTCGGCACCGTGTCCAGCCGCGGTATCGACCGTCACGAGGTGGCAGCACAAATCTCCCGTCTGTCCAATTACGAAACAACGAAGAACATGCTCGATCGCTACTGTGCGCCGAGCGCCGAAGGCTGGCGCTTTCCAGCCGAGGCTATCCCAGCACTGACAGTCGCGACCGGTGACTACCGGATGCTCGAAATGCTCGCCGACCGCTGCGGCTGCCGCGTGTATCGCGGCGAGGAAGCCATGCTCGCGGAGATCGGCGCGCTGACGCTGCAAGAGCGTTCGGTGAAAGCTCGCTTAGGGGAGCTTCGCAAAAACGTGCCTGACACCGTCATGGACCGACTTGTCGATGAAGTCGTTCGCCGTCTTGGAGGTCGTGCGCAATGATCGACTTTGATGTGATTGCAGGTGCGCTGACTATCACGAAACGCTCGGCTGAGCGCCGCGCCAGTCGCGAAAATTGGCCCTTCGAGTTGGAAGCCGTGCGCGGTGGCCAGCGCAAGCTGTTCGACCTGGCGAACCTGCCGACCGACGTGCGCAAGGCCGTCGAGCGGTATCGGGAAATCAAGGCGCGCGGCGACGCGGCTGGCCGCACGCTCAAGATGATCGAACAGGTTCGCGCTGGTGCCGAGGCCGAGCGCGTCTCGAAACACCAACGCGCGCAGGAGAGCCTCAAGAAGCTGACGGCCGAGTTGCCGGCAGGGGTACAGGCGCGGTTCGACGCGCGCTACGAGATCGTGAAGAGTTGGGAAACATGGTTCGTCACGGTGCAACCGATGAGCCGCCGCGTGTCCTGGCCGACCTACACGAAGGCATACAACCTGAAGGAAATCGAGGTTGCGGCCGCTGTCCGGTCGACGATCCCGTCGATCTCGCCGCGCTCGCTGCAACGGTGGGTGCTCGAATACGAGCGCGTCGGCCTCGCGGGCTTGATCGACGAGAAGGACGGTCGCCATCAGCGCGACGTGAACGTGTTCACGAAGCAACCCGAGCTGGAAAAAACAGCGCTCGCGCTGCTCATCGACCGCCCGAATCTCGGTATCCAGCACCTCGTCAATTTGCTGAACCAGGCATCGGTCGATGATGACACCGGTGAAATCCTGTTCGCAGCGCCGTCCTACGATGCGACGTATCGGTTCGTGACGGCATGGCGGCGTAAGCATGACGGCCTGTTCACGGCGGCGACCAATCCCGACGAGTGGAAAAACAAGTATATGACCGCATTCGGTGACGCGTCGGCCGACGTCGAGCGCCTGAATCAGCGGTGGGAAATGGATGCCACGCCGGCCGACTGGATGCTGACCGACGAAGACGGCGTCGAGCGCCGCTACTCCGCGTCCGTCGTGATCGACGTGTACAGCCGGCGCAAGCTGGTTGTGCTCGCCCCGACGCCGAAGACCGAGACGCACAAGTATGCGCTGCGCCTTGCCTTGCTGTTGTGGGGTGTCCCGGAAGAAGTCGTTACCGACAACGGCCAGGACTACAAGAGCCGCGACTTCATCGAAACGCTTGCCGCGCTCGGCATCGCGCATTACGTGACGGCCCCGTTCTCGCCGTGGCAGAAGCCGCACGTCGAGCGCGGCATCCAGACGATGCTGCACTCGATCCTGGAAGGGCTGTCCGCATTCATCGGACATAGCGTCGCCGAGCGTAGCGCGATCGAAGCACGCCGCGCGTTTTCCGAACGCCTGTTCAAGAAAGGCGAAGCCGTCACGCTCGCGATGCCGGCATCCGAGCTGCGCTCGCTCATCGAACAATGGATCAAGGGCGTCTATGAACACGCCCATCACGAAGGCATCGGCATGACTCCCTATCAGCGGGCATCGAGCTATACCGGCCCCGTGCATCGCATCGAGGACGAACGTGCTCTCGACGTGCTGCTGGCACCGCCGGCCGGCAAGGGCCGATATACCGTCACGAAGAAGGGCCTGCGCATCGATAACGCGCAATTCATCGCCCCGGAACTGGCGCTCTACGTCGGCAAGGATGTCGCGGTACGCATTACGCCCGATCTCGGTGAAGTCGTTGTCTATCACGAAGGCGAATTCGTGTGTGTGGCGCGCAATCCGGAGCGTACTGGTGTGTCGCGCGCCGAAATCGCCGTGCTGGCGCGCCGCAAGCAACGCGAGCATGTGAAGCAACAAATGCACGCTATCAAAGGCACGAAGGTCGATACGGATCGTCTCGTGCGCGATCTGGTGGCCAACAAGGCGGCGCAGGCCGGCAAGCTCACCTCGCTGCCGACACGGACCGCCACGCATACAACCGATGGCCTCAAGGCGGCAGGTATAGCAGCGCGCGCACTCGATGGTGTCGTGCCGAAGGCTGACATCCCGGCCGACTTGCAGCGAATCATCGACGCGCGACAAACCGCAAGCCAGGCGCAGCCCGCGCCCGAGAGCAACGTGAAGAAGATTCGGCCAGTCCCGGAAACACCTGAGCTGCGGTTCCGCAAATGGCAGGAACTCGACCAACTCGTGGCGGCTGGCGGCACGATCGACGATCCGATTCTGACGCGCTGGTACGGTCAGTATCCGCAGACCCCTGAATTCGCAATTGCTATGCGAAAACACCGCCAGGCATCAAGCCCGGCAGTGCCCGGCACAGCCACGGTCGCCACCGTGACACGTGCTTTCAACTAACCCCTTGACGAGAGGCATTGTCATTATGGTGAAAACCACCCCTGCAATCAATCGCCCGGCCGGCGGCATCGCGCCGATCGCGACACTGGACCTTGTGGCGGCGACCATCGAGCGACTGAATCAGCGTCGCGGTGGCGTGCCGGGCATCGGTGTCCTGCATGGCCCGGCCGGATGGGGCAAGACCTTCGCGACGAACTCGATCGCGGTGGAATCGCGCGCCTACTACGTACAGATGCGCAGCGCGTGGAGTGCGAAAGTGATGCTAGAAAAAATTCTCTACGAGATGGGTGTGAAGCACGGCCGCGCGACCAAGTCCGGCCTGCTCGATCTGGTCTGCGAGCAATTGTCGGCCTCGCGGCGCACACTGATTATCGACGAGTTCGACTATTGCGCGAAATCCGACGCCCTCATCGAGCTGACGCGAGACATCTACGAGGGTTCGCAGGGATCGCTGCTGTTGGTCGGCGAAGAACTGCTGCCGAAGAAGCTGGAACAGTGGGAGCGCTTCCATTCACGCGTGCTGACCTGGGCACCGGCGCAGCCGGTCAGCGTCAGCGACGCCAGCAAGCTCACCTCGATCTACGCCCCCGATCTCGCGATTGCCGACGATGTGCTGTCGCACCTGGTCGAACTGTCTCGCGGCTCCGTGCGGCGCGTATGCGTGAATCTCGTTTCGATCCACGAGCACTGCATGACGCGCGGCATGGCCGACTTCGAGCGCTCGGACCTCGATTCCATTGCCCTCTACACCGGCCGCGCGCCTGAGCGGAGGGTGTAATGGACGTGAGCCTGAGTATCGATGGCCTTCGTGACGCACGGATTTTTACCGTGAACGATCAAGGTGAAGAGATCAATTCCGACATCGCAGACTCCGGCGACATTGGGATTACATGCCGCGAAGGTGACGGCTTTGCGTTGCTGACCGTCTATTTCAACGGACTCACCTGCAACGGCGGTCAACGACTCGCCGATCTTTTCCTTAATCGCCGCGAAATGCTGGTCCTCGCGCGCGCACTTCAATCTGCTGCGGAGGCGGTGAGCGACGTTGATCCGCGAATGGAGGATTCTCGTGGCGCGTAAGCCGATCAACCTCGAAATGATGGGCGGCAAGAACCCTCGCCAACGCATCTGGGAAGCGATTCGCAATGCGCGCGATGCCTTCCAGCAACGCGAGATTGCGATCGCCTCCCGTACCGAGATCAGTGCCGTCCAGGACTACATGAAGGGATTGCTCAAAGGCGGCTATGTCGAGGTCGAACAGGAGGAGCGACTCGGAGGCGCGGCGGTGCGTCGTACGTATCGACTTGTGCGTGACAACGGCGTTGAGGCACCGCGTCTGACCCGCAACGGGGGGGAAGTCGTACAGGGTTCGATCAATGAGGCGATGTGGTCGACGATGCGTCGGGTGTTCGTCGCGAAGGACTTCAATCACGTCGAACTTGCGGCATTTGCCAGCACGGCGTCTCGCCCGATTTCGGAGGCAACCGCCGCGACCTATGTCGGCAAGCTTGCAGCGGCCGGCTATCTCGAATGCATTGCTCCCGCGAACAAGCACTCGCGGCGCGCCGCGCCGGCTCGTTACCGGTTGCGTAAGGACATGGAGTCCGGGCCGAAAGCGCCTCTTGTTCAGCGAACGAAGGTCGTTTTCGATCCGAACTGGAACCGCGTCATGTGGATGGAGCATCAGGAGATCGCCGATGAGTAAGCCCGCCTACATGCAAGAAGACTGGTTCGTGAACGGGCTGATGCGCGAGGTCCGTGCAATCAATGTCACCCAGGTCGCGGCGCGGATGGGCGTTGCGCGCAAAACGCTTTCCATCTTCGTCAACGGCAGTGGTGCCTACGGCACCGGCAAAGCGAAGCCCGACCGGATCAGAGCGCGTTACCACGCAGCATTCGGACGCGTTGTCTGTCCGTTCAGCCACGCCGAGGTGGACGGCGAACATTGTCGTGAGTATGCCTTGCAGAAGGCCCCGATCCACAATCCGATCAAGCTTGAGCACTGGCGCACATGCCAAACCTGCCCGCATCGCCCCGTTAAAGGAGAGTCCAATTGACACCGAATTTTAACGCCCTCAATCCGGAAGTGCCGCCAATCAATCAACTGATGCAGCTCACGGCGCTGCGCCTTGCGGCAACGATCGGAACGCTCACCGAAAAGGGCTTCACCGTGATCGGGATCGAGTTCTCGAACGGCTCGAAACCGACGATCCAGGTGCAGAACTGCACGGCATGCGCCGACATGGTCGAGAAAGGTGAAGCCACGTACTACCGCACGGGTGGTTCCGGGGTATCGCGCTACCGTACCGGCCAGTTCAAGGTCGGCGAAATTCGCGTGCTGTGGACGGAGCGAGGACACTGACAATCACGCCATCGTCACCGGTTCGAATCGAATAATCACATTAGGACTCCTATAGTGAAACTTCACGTGTTTACCTACTCCGAACAAGCGGCTCGTGCCCGCCGAATCAAGGTCGATGGCGAGCGCATCGATTTTCCGCAGTATCCGACTGAGCTGTTTGCAGCACACGCCAATCCGGTTGCAACTACGTCCGGCGAGCCTGCATTTGTCGTGACGCATGTCGGCACCGGGTTTCGTATCGCAGGCGGCAAGACCCAAGCGACCGCAATCGCGTCAGCAAGACGCCTGATCAGCGAGAAGTCCGCAGAAGAGTTTTGGCAGGGAGTTGCCGCAGCCCGAAAACTCATCAAGGCAGCCCAAACCCTCACATAACAGGAGCGACAAAACCATGACAATCCATGTCACCCAAGGCCCGACGCTGGCCAATCCGGATGCGTTCGACAGTGTGCGGGAACTGCGTCGTGAATTGCATCGCGCGAACAATTCCCTGCTCGACTATTCTGCCGCCCTTGAACACCGCGATGCAATCGGTCGCGACTGCGCAGGCTTGATCAATCGCGTGCTGTTGCAGCACATCGTCGGTGACTTCCGTGGCGTGGCCGCGATTCTCGACGCACAGCTAGAAGCCAGTCCGCGTCTTCGCGAGTCTCTCGAAGAGGTGCGCGAGTCGAAGGAGCTGCGCCAGCACGAGCAATGGCGTGCGGCCCACGCGGGTGCCTCGGACCGGATGCCCTCCTATAACGCTGGCGCACACGATCCCTGGGCCATGTCTGTCGACGAGCTGCGTGCCGCCGTCGACACAATGAACCGCGCCGGCATCCGGCTTTTCTCGACGCTTGATTCACTCGAAGCCGTGCTGCGCGACCTCACCCGTGAAGTGTCCGTGATCGTCGTCGCACACGCCAAGGGTAGCCCGGACGATGTAGTCAAGGCCGTGAGCGAGTTCGTCGCAAAACGCGTTGTCAATAAAGACGACAGGCCGATCAAATTTCACTAAACCACACCTACGCAATAGAGGAACACGTCATGACAAATCAAGCCATCCCGGCCGGCTATGTGCAGGACGCACGGGGCCGCCTCGTTCCTGCATCGCTCGTTGCGCCGATCGACCAGCTCCGCGATCAGACGGTCACGTCGCTGGTCGCTGATGCGAAGCGCCTCCAATCGGAGTTGGCCGAATTCAAGGCACGGGCATTTGGCGACATCGCTGCGTTCGTCGAGGCCAGCCACGAGCAATATGGCGTCAAGGTCGGCGGTGCCAAGGGCAACATTTCGTTGATCACCTTCGACGGTCGCTACAAGATCGTGCGCCAAATCGCGGAGCGCATCCAGTTCGACGAGCGCCTTCAAGCGGCGAAGGAACTGATCGACGAATGTCTGCGCGAGTGGACCGAAGGTAGCAACGACAAGATCAAGGTGCTGATCAACGAAGCGTTCCAGGTCGACAAGGAAGGCAACGTGAACACCGGCCGCATTCTCGCGCTGCGTCGCCTTGCGATCGACGATCCGAAGTGGACCAAGGCAATGCGGGCGATCGTCGACAGCATCCGAGTGACAGGTAGCAAGCCCTATATCCGGCTGTACGAGCGCGTCGAAGATACGGAGGAGTACCGCGCGATCAGTCTCGATCTCGCGGCTATCTGAGAGGACATCGTTATGCCCACCGAACTCGACAGTGCCGTTCTACATTTCGTCTCGTCGTCATACCAGCCGATCATCACGATCGCCGACGACGGCAGCGTGATGATTGCCGATCACCTTACCGTCGACGAAGCGGCTCGCGAATTATGGAGCGCAGTGCTGCGGCTCAACCCGTTGCTGCCGCGCCCCGTGCCAGCAGCACGGATCGGAGACGAAGCATGCCGCCACATCAGGGCAATAGTGCACGCGACCGAGATTTGGAGCGGAGGTGCCAGGCTGGCAGTCGCAACCTCGTACGCCATTGCCAACGAAATCGCCGAGGCGTTGAATGGCCGTTCAACGGCAACCCGAGCCGAACCGGCGATGGCTGAAGCATTGCTTGAATTTGCCGAGGCCATCGCGAACGACCCTGACGAACATACAGAAACTCGGGCACGTGCACGGGAAGCAATTGAAGCCGCTCGCGCATCTGTGGCGAAACCGGTCTAGGGAGGAACCATGTCAAAACTCGCGCGAGAAGACATTGAGAAGATCGACACGGAGCTGTCGTTCCCATATGGCTGTGTCGTGCTTCGTTGCGACGGGTACACGGTGACGATTGAAGTGCAGCGGACGAAACCACGTCGATACGATTTGATGGTCTTTGTGAATGGCTGGTTTCGAGGAAGCTATCTGAAGGAGGATGCGCCTGAGCATCGGTTCTATCGGCCCGTGAAGATCAGCGCCTATAAGCCCTCCGAACGCGCGCGCATCGAGAAGCAATTCGGGAAGCGTAACGCACGCAAGTACTTTCCCAATTTGGACAAAACCGTAACGATTTTCGCGATGACGTGGAATTCACCGGGGTCCATGCTTCGCCATTTTGCGCGCGTCTGCGAATCGGTCGCATTGGTTTCGGTTGGCGTGGCGGTCAATACGTCGGTCGAGACCACAGGTTCGGAGGCGGCACATGTCTGACTTCGTCGTCATCCTGGCCGGGATCGTGTTCCTGGTGTGTCTCTGCCGCAAGGAACTGCGGCGCTGGTGGAGGTCGTGATGCTGATCGCGAAAACAACGGTAGCGAAAATCCACATCGCAAAGCAGCAGCTCGCGATGACCGATGACGAATACCGCACGGTGCTGCGCAGCGTCGCCGGCGTCGGCTCGTCGAAAGACCTGACGCCGGAAGGCGCGCACAAGCTGCTAAAGCACTTCGAGCGCTGCGGTTTCAAGCCGAAGCGCGATGCTGGTCGCCGGCCGAACGTTGCACGGCCGCGCGCGGCTCAAATCCGCAAGATCGAAGCGCTGCTCGCCGAGGCGAACCTGCCCTGGGATTACATCGGAGGCATGGTGAAGCGAATCTGCAAGGTCGACGCAATCGAGTTCTGCGATGACGTGATGCTCGGCAAGTTGATCGCCGCCCTCCAATACGATGCGAAGCGGAGGTCGGCATGAATTTTCAGGGTGTTGAACACCTGCTGCCAGACGTCGTGAAAACGATGATTAAGCTGATCGGCTGGCCAGCTACGATCCGCTTGATCGAGCAGCTCGGCGGCACGAATTTCCCGATCGCAATGCGTCGATCGCGTCGCGGCGAGATCCGCTACGAGGCGCTGGCCGAAATCGTCGGCACTGACGCGGCGGATCTGCTGACGACGCACTTTGGCGGCGATGTCCTGTGTGTTCCGCTGTGTAAGGTCGCGATTCGGGAACTGCAACACCGCAGCATTCGAGCCGAGTTCGACGCACTGACGCGCGAGCATCCCGCGAACCATGCGGCGACACAGCTCGCTCGTCGGCACCGAATGACCGAACGACACATTTGGCGTATTCTCAAGCGCTCCGACACGTCTGAGAGCGCATCGCCCCAGGCGGAGTTGTTCTAGTTGCTCCCTGATCCACCGAAGCCCCGCGATGCGGGGCTTTTTATTTTGTACCTACTGTCCTAGCGCGGGTGGTCCACCAGCGCCGCAGCATCAACAATGCGGTCATCATTCCAGATACCGAGGGTATTGATGGCACGCATTACGGCGAGCGCGGCGGGCGGACAAAACGTCGTCGCATTTCTCGACATGCTCGCCGCGAGCGAGATCGATGCATGGACGCGTCGGAACAGCGACGACGGCTATAACGTACTGGTCGGCTCGCACGGGCCGATCACCAAGAAGAGCAGCGCGCGCGGTACTTACATCATCCCGGCCCGACTGCTTACGTTCCCCTCCTACGCGAAGCACCCGGGCATCCTCAATACGGAGCTGAATTCGACGGCCGCCGGTCGCTATCAGCTCCTGTCGCGCTACTACGCGCCCTACGCGAGTTTGCTCAAGCTCGACGACTTCAGCCCGGTTTCCCAGGACATGATCGCGATCCAGCAGATTCGGGAGCGCCGCGCGCTGCCGCTGATTGCTGCCGGCCGGCTCGTGGCTGCGATCAAGGCGTGTTCGAATATTTGGGCGTCGCTTCCCGGTAACGACTACGGCCAGCACCAAAACGAGCTGACGATGCTCACGGCAGCATATCGCGCGGCCGGCGGTGTCGTTGCGATCGCCTGATCAGGAGCGGCGATGTCACTCAGCGATCTGATCACCGGCCACGACGGCAAGCTTTCGCACGCGAAGCTCTGGCCGAACATCGCGTCGGCTGTCGCAACTCTCATGTTCATCTACCAGGGATACAGGAATCAGCTCACGTTCGATACGTGGCTGATCTACCTCGGCTGCGTCGGCGGTTACTCGGCCGTTATCCAGGCACTCGCCGCATGGCGCGGCCGTCCCTCCAAGGAGGCTGTAAATGACGGAAGCAATCAGTAAATGCGCAAAGGTGCTCGCGAGCATCGTCGTCGCAACACTGGTCGCGTTTGCCTTCACGAGAACCTACCAGCACGGCTACAGCGTTGCAGCCGCACGTGGTGACAAGGCACTGGCCGACTACCGCGCCTCCGTCGAGCACGCGTCGGCTTCGGCCGCGAGCGATGCCTTCGGCCGGTACGCGGCTGACGTGGCACGCGCATCGGCCGCGGAATCGGGCTATCTCGTCGTGCAATCCGCCGCCACACAAACCACAGCTGCACTGAAGGAGCGAATTGACCATGTCACGCAACCTCGCCGTAGCCCGCCGGTTCCCGGCGCGAAAAATTATGCACCTGTCGTTGGTTGCGTGTTCAGCCGTGGCTTTGTCCGCGTGTGGAACCACGCAGCAGGCATCGCCGACGCTGGTGATTCCCCCGTGCCGGCAAGCGCCGATCCCGCCTCTGCTGTTGTCGGTCCCGACGCCGATGCCGCCGCTGACTCCGGGGTATCACAAGCCGACGTCCTCGCCTGGTTCGTCGACTATGCCGCCCGCACGCGAAGCACTGAATTGAAACTGAAGGCGGTAAAGGCCGCGCTTCCCAAGCAAGAGGACAAGCAATAGATGGACGACTTCGACCACGCGAGCAATATCGAAGAACAGTATCGCGCGCTCGCCATCGCGGCAGCGACGCAGCCCGCACGCAGCACCGCTGAATCCGAGTCGGTTTGTCAGAACGATGCATGCGGCGAACCGATTCCCGATGAGCGTCGCCACGCGGTACTGGGGTGCCGCTTCTGCATCGAATGCCAGCAACGCCGCGAGCGCGTTATCAAACGGAGGTACTCGTGCAAGTGACATTCGATCCGGCTGCGATTTTTATGGGCGTCATCACGCTTCTGCTCGGGGCGGTCAATCTCTTCGGCGGCGTCGTGATTCGCAGCGTCCTGAAGAAGTTGGAAGACAACGAAGCCCGGGACGCTGGTATCCAGCGCGAGCACGCTGCGTTTCGCGAGATGGTGGCGCGCGAATACGTCCGTCGCTCCGAGAACCAGGCAATGCGCGATGAATTCCGAGACGGTCTGCGCAGCATTGACCAGAAGCTGACCGACATCAACAACAAGCTGGACAAAAAACAGGACAAGCAATGAGCGACATCAAGGCGGAAGACAGCCCCGAAATGAAGCTGCTGAGGAAGATCGACGCAGGGGTCAGCGAGCTGAAGGAACGGGTCGCCAATGGCGAGAAGCGTGCGATCAAGTATGGCGCTGCGGCTGGCGCCGGAGCCGGAGCAATGGCGGGTGGCATAGTCGCGATGGGTATCTCGTTCGCTCGCGCGAAGCTGGGCCTGTAACGCACATGACCTACCCGAAGGAAGTTCGCGACAAGGTCCGCCGAGCGTTCGTGTTCGACCGCCTGTCGCTCGAAGTTGCCGCCATGAAGAGCGGCGTCAACTATTCCACCGCACGCCGATGGAAGGATGATGCGCGCGCTGCCGGCGACGATTGGGATAAAGCCCAGGCTGCACAGTTGATGGCCGGTGGCGGGATCGAGGGTGCGGCTCGACAAATGCTCGCCGGCATGATCACGCAGTATCAGGCGACGATGGATCAGCTCGACGCCGATACCGTGATGAAACCGGCCGATAAGGTCGCCATGCTGGCCAGCCTCGCCGACGCATACAACAAGACGATCAACGCATCCAAACGTGTGCTTCCGGAGACGAATGAACTCGCAGTCGCAATGGGCGTCGTGCAGCGACTTGCCGCGTTCGTGAAAGAGCGCTACCCGAGTCACGTGGAAGCGTTCGCGGAGATTCTGGTGCCGTTCGGTGAAGAACTGAGCGCCGCCTACGGATAGGAGTTGCCATGATCATCAAACTGGACCGCTATCGCGCGGTGAATACGGATCATATCGTCTCGGCCACCATCGACACGTATGGCGACACTTACCTCGACGTCGCGCTGATGACGGGCGAAATGATCCGAGTGAAACATACGCCCCATTGCTTCGATGGCGCTGACGTCTACAAGCTGTTTGACCGCATCACGGCCGCGCAGGAATGACATGGCGCAGAAGTTCACTGAGAAGGATTTCCACAAGGAAATCGCGGAGCTACAAGCGGAGTTGCGGCGTGACATCGAGGCCCATGCAACGGGCCTCGATCCGTCGCCGACCGCGCGGCTGGAACGCCGTCGACGCGTGCTCGTCGACGGCGATTACCAGTTCTTCGCGTACACGTATTTCCCACATCACATTCGCGGCACGCCGTCGTTGTTCCAGGCGCACTTCTGCGGGCGATTTCCGAAGCTGCTACGCCAGCTCGGCGGCACGCGCGAGTGGTGGGTCGCGCCACGCGGCGAAGCGAAGTCGTCCATGTGCACGAAGATCGGCCCTGTCTACATCATCGTGCAGGGTCTCTTGCAGCGTGAGGAAATCCGGCGCGAGGTCGGATGGACGGACGCGCTCCTCGCGTTCCTCGACTACATCATCCTGCTCGGCGCTGAAACATCACTGCCGACCAAGCTGCTCGAAGTGGTTAAAACGGAGCTGACCGCTAACGCGGCGCTTCAGCTCGACTTCCCGGAAGTGTGTGGCAAGGGGCCTACATGGAAGGTCGGCGAGTTCGTCACGAAGAACGGCGTCAAGGTAGAACCGTTCGGTGCTGAACAGGCGATTCGCGGCACGTTCCACGGCGCGAGCCGACCGAAGGTGCTGATGGGCGATGACCTGATCACCGACTCCGAGGCGAAGAGTCCGACCGAACGTCAGAATCGCTGGACGTGGCTGGAAAAGGCCATCGACTACCTCGGCCCGCCGGACGGTAGCGTGAAGTACATCGGCGTCGGCACGGTGCTCGACAAGGATGACCCGATCTCGCGCGCGAAGCGCACGATCGGCCACGTCGTCCATCACTTCCGCGCGATCGCGCAGATGCCGAAGAACATGGATTTGTGGCAACAGTGCGAAGCGCTGATGCTCAATGACGACAAGCCGGCGATTGAGGCGGCCGCGCAACGCGGCGAGGCGATCGCCGACACCGAGCTGCCGTCGTACCGGTTCTACCTGGAGCACCAGGCCGAGATGGACGCTGGCGCCGTCACGTCCTGGCCGTCCGTGCGCACGCTGTTCTACCTGATGCGGCAGCGCGCGAAATCGCCGCGTGCGTTCGCGACCGAGATGCAGGGTGATCCGCGCACCGAAGAAGACAAGGTGTTCGGCCAC